AAAATATATTCCGGCGCAGCAGAAGGATTCTTTGGATCTTCTAACTGTTCAGTATCTGGAATTAAAAGTCTAACTTGACCTACAGTTGTACTATAATTTGGAGGTGTAATATCTGGCATAACACTATTTTACCTTATCGATCATTTTATTATATTCACCCATTATGCCCAAGCCCCAGAAATAATACCCGGAGCACCAGAACCAATTTTCATTATCTGTTGAAAACAACCAGTGTTCATTGTTGCTGAACCACCAGGGTTTGAAAGACTCAACTGGTACTTAAATTCTATTGTACCACCAGTTGTTCCGTTGCTTTGAAAAAATCCTTCGATAAAAAGATTTTGGTTTGAAGCAGCACCAGAATATGTTGGTGACACTGTTGTTGCAGAAGCAGAAGTTATTCTATAGTTATTCACTGTAGTTGCACCAAAACACTGTGCAGTGTAGTTTATGGCTACCGGTGTTTGAGAAAAAGTTGGAACAAACTGAACAGCAAAAGGGCTACCAGCAGGGAAGGCAACAGTAAAACCTAAACTTAACCTAAAATAGTAGGTTTTGCCTGCTTCAAGAGTTAATGCTCTAGCACCTGCTTGAAAGATTGATTGCGAAGTGTTTGTTGTTGCAGCTGTAGCGTTAGCGTTAGAGTAAGCCCAAGCTGGTGAAAGAATAGTTCCTTTACCAGCAGAAGTTCCTGTCGTTGTTAAAGTAAAAATTTCACCATTATAATCCATCAAACCAGAAGCAACTGTTCCAGAACTATTAGCAATTCTTGGCGTTGTTAAACTTGGGCTAGTGCCAAAAACAAGAGCACCAGAGCCGGTTTCATCAGACATAACTCCAGCTAACTGAGCTGAAGTAGTCGAAGCCATATAAGCTGTGCTTAATGTAGGGTTAACCCAAGTTGGGGTTGTTCCTGCACCAGTCGACCGTAAAAGCTGACCGCCTATTCCTAGGGAACCGTTTAAAGTTATTGGTGAGTTAGCTCCAGTAAGAGTTAAACCTTTGCTTGCTGTAACACTTCCTGTAGCAGTTATGTCTGTTAAGACTTTCTTTGCCATTTATTTAACCTTATGCAATCACTACTGCTCTATAAGTATCTGCTGCGATAGAAGCAGCAGTTGAAGCAATTGTAACGGTAACAACGTTTGCGCTAGTAATAACAACATCAGCTTCAACAACTTCATTGTTTGAAACTTGACGCAGCTGAACAACAACATCACTAGTGTTTAGGTTGTGTGTTATAGTCCAAGTTGCCGCACCCGAAGTGACGGTTAGAAGAGTGTTTTGTCCAGCAAACTTATTTGTTGAAGTGGCAACGCCTGTAACTCTACCATAAGAATCAACAGTAACACCACTTATGACTGTTGTACCCATAGCTGGAGTAGTGTTGCTTGCTGTTACTGTTGCAAGATCAATGCTGTCAGTGTTAACAACAATTCTAGAAGCATTTGCGGTAGCAACATCAATAGTATTGCCAGTTTTAGTTAAACCAGCGCCAGCAGTGATTTGTCCTGCACCAGAGAACTGTGCCCAAGCTAAAGAAGTTGTTCCCACAGTTATTGTTCCATCGGTTGTTAAAACCCAACCAGAATCCTGTTGTGAACCTTGCTCAACAAAAACAAATGCACCTGAATTTAATTTAGTTCCATTATCTGCATCTACTGACCTTGACCAAGCTCCAGAAGCAACAACCCAAATACCATTTTCTGAACCAGTGCTCTGATTTTTAACGAGAACCCTGTCGCCAGCGATTAAGGAAACAGTATCAATTGTTTGAGTTCCAGAAAGAGTTATGTTAGCTGTAGTTGCAGCTTTAACAGAATCTTTAACATCAAGGCCCTGTCGAGTTGCATCAACATAAGCTTTAGTAGCTGCATCTTGAGCGTTGACCGGATCAGCTAAAGAAGTAATTTTTCTGCTGTTTAAATTAAGGTCAGCAGTTGGTACAGCAAACTGGTCAAGCCTGTATCCTTGCACAGTTGTTGCAAGATCAGATATTGTGCTTGAAGTTTGAGTTCCAGTATGGTTTGCTCTAGCTAAAGGGTTTGTTGCAAGTTTGCTTAAAGCAATAGATGCTGAAGCGTTAATATCTGCATCAACAATTGTTCCGTCAGCTATCATTGTTGATGTTACTGTACCGGAATCGGCTGCAGTAATTGCTGTACCAGAAATCTTTGATTTATCGATTGCTGCGCCAGCTTTAATATCGGCGTTTACTATTTCACCTGAAATAGCTAATTTATCCCAAACGGTTCCATCATAAACATAAATGAAACCATCACCAGAGTTATAGTAAACCTGACCCGATACTGGTGCTGGTGATGTTGGTGCAGTTCCCGCCTTGTGAATAACACCATTTAATAGCTGATTGCCATTAAGATTGATGTTTGTTAAAAAAAGTTTTGACATTATTATTCTTCCTTAAGATAGATAAGCAGTTCCAGACATTTCGACTGAAAAAGATACTGTTAATGCGTCAGTACTATTATAGACTATATGGCCCTCAACTTCATTGCCACCAGAGTCTATAATAGTGATACTTGGCATATAACCCATATAGTGGTTTATTGTCCAAGAAGATAAAGCCGCAGTTTGTGTGTGCATATATTTTAAAGGCGTTTTAGTTGCCTTCCAAAGACCAGTAGTTGAATCATAAGCTAAAACATCGTTATGCTGTGGAGCATTAGCTAACACATCATGTATTTCTTTTAATTCAAAACCATTTTGAACCTTAACAAAAATTTCACCATTATTAGCATTAGATCTAGTAACGACACCTAAAGAAACTAGATGAGCTGGAGCATAAGGTTTATTTACTAAACCAAAAATTAAGTTACCATCAACTCCAAGCCACACAGGGTCGCCATCATTAGCTTGAGAAGTATCTAAACCAGCTAAAAGACCTTCTGTAACAACAAAACCAAAAGCATTATGAGCCAAGCTTTGAGCTAGAATACCCATAGTTTTGCTTGAAGTTGATTCAGAAACGTTACTTGCTTTTCCAACAATAATATTGGTTCCATCAGCAGAACTCATGTAAACAGCTTGACCTTTAGTTAAAGCTAAGCCGGCTTTAACGGTGTGTTTAACTGTAGACGTGTAGGCTATTGCGCTTGCTGGATCAGCCCATTCAACAGCATAATCTGTGCTACTAGATTTAGTTAAAACCTGTCCAGCTGTACCTCCAGTTGGTAGGCCACTGTCACCTTGAAGAGAATCAAGCCACTCTTGTTCAGTTCCAGTAAATCCGTTTGCTTGTGCAACCTGATACGCAGATAATCCTGTGTATCCTTGTGGTCCAGCAGGCCCTGTCGCACCTGGGGAACCGTTTCCACCCATAGGTCCAACTGGACCAATAAGAGAATCTAGCCACTCTTGTTCCGTGCCAGTAAACCCGTTTTGTTTTGCTATTTCATAGGCAGAATCGCCATCAACACCCGGTGCACCATTTAAACCTTTAAGTCCTTGTGGACCAGTTTCACCTTTGTCACCTTTAGGTCCAACTGGGCCAGTTAAACCAGTTTCGCCACGTGGTCCCTGTGGGCCTTCAGCGCCATCTACACCGTCTCTGCCGTCAACACCATCTCTACCATCAAGACCATCAACGCCAGGCTCTCCTTGAGCCCCCTGTGGGCCAACAGGACCAGTTTCACCTTGCGGACCCTGCGGACCATCAGCACCATCTTCACCTTTAAGCCCAGTTTCACCCTGAGGCCCCCTAGGACCAACAGGCCCTTCAACAGGCACAGAAACAACCGTATTTTTACTTGCAGGAGTTTTTTTATCGATACGTTTAATTTCACGTTCGACAGTATCAGCCCAATCCTGAGACTGGTCTGGTAAATTATTTTCTGGAAAAATTATCATGATAAAACCTATTATACTGCATGAAAGCCCACCCCGGAACAAAAGCTCAACGGGGTGGGCGGCCACGAAGGAGGGAGCGTGACAAAACCATTATATCAGCAATAAAAAACCCCACCTTTTGGGCGGGGTTTTTTATTTGACTAAATATTAGGAGCCAGCACCAGTAGATGCAATCGTTCCCTGAGGAAGAAGGAATCCACCTGTAGCAATGTGACGAATTCTCATCTCGAAGTCATCGTTGTCGAATGAACCTTCGCGAGCTGGAACAGCGCCACCACCTAGATACAAACCACCGTTAGCCTTAACACGTAGCTCTGGAGCCTCGTATCCACGAAGGAAACCAAGAACAACACCAGGGTTTAGAGTGTCAGAAGGAACAGGTAGCAAGAACCAGTAGTTGCTAGAACCACTGTTGATCTTCTTCAACCAAGGGTTAACAACAATGTCAATTGAAGCAGCAATTGGGTTACCAGTTACAGTCGACTTGACAGTTGAACCAGAAGTGGTTTCAGTGCGAACCTGCTGAATAGCAAGGATCTTCTTTGCAGTTAGCTCTAGACCAGCGTTAACAACAAGAACGAAACGGCTCAAAGGCTGAACGTTTCTACCGTTGTAAGTCTGTAGGTTAGCAGCCTCAATAGCTGCCTCTAGAGACTCTAGGGTTAGAGCAGGGTTACCTGCAAGTAGGTTTTGGTTAGCTGACTTGAAGTTAGCAGTGTTTAGACCAGAAGTAGAAACAAGCTGCTTAGTGACTTCTTCATCTTCCTTACCGGCAGCCTTGCGAGCAAGCTCGAGAGGTAGACGCTCAAGGATAGAAATGTTACCGTCATTGATGATTGATTCCCATGAAAAGCGGACTCGAGCACCGGCCTTCTTGACCTTGAACTCTGCTTCGCTGAAAGTGAACCATCCAGCAGTTGGATACTCATCGTATTCGTTTACAGTTGGAAGCGAACCTGGACGGAAAGTGTCACCAGCGTTGTCTAGACCTTCATCTTCGTAAGCCATGTTCATGTACTGTACTGGACGGAAGTCATCTACAACTAGACGCTGTGCGAATGCGCTCCAAACCTTAGGCTCTTCAGCATAGTTTTGAAGCATGATTTTGTTAATAACAGGTGCAAGCTGGACTGGCAGGTCGCTAGTAGCGATACCTTCCTGAAGCTTAAGCTTAGCGGCACGGTCACCCTGAATAGCGCCTTCAAGGATCTTTGCAGCTTCGACCTGACGTGGAGTAATGTTGTCGTTCATAATTTTACCTTACCTTACGCAGCCGACTGCACTAGACGAACATAAACTGGACCAGCAGTAGCGCCAGCCTTAGCTTTTAGTGCGTGACCAATAAATTTGTTGCCAGCAGCAGTAGTGTTAATAACACCAGCAGATGTAACATACAAGTTAGCACCTACAGTAACTGCAACTGAAGTGGTGAGCTCGAAAACGCCAGACAGCTTAAGGGTAGCGTAATAGTTGCCATCCTCGCCCTGCTTTGCGTCGTGCTCAGCGATACCAACAACCTGACCAACCTGAACCAAGTTACCCGCCTCAACGGTGCTTGCAACAGGATAGACGAGGGAATCGGCTACAGCATAAATCTCATTAAGAGCCATGATTTACCTTCTTCTACTTGCTACTTAGACGAGAAGCAATAGCGCTGAACTCATCAAGTAGATTATTTGACTTAGCTACAGATTCGTGGATAACACCAATCTCATCTGTCGCAGGGGAGATAGCTTCACGAAGAGAGTCAGCATAAGCCTTCTCATCTGCGATAAGCTCGTCAAGAGACTTGACATTTACGTCTGACTTAAGACTCTCAGCAACACGCTGAAGAGCAATCTTAGGTAGACCTGATTCGTTGAATTTCTCTGCAATTTCTACAGGGTCAAGGGCTGGAGCCTCATCAGCTACATCTCCCTCAACCTCAGCAGGCTTAGCAGACTCAACCAGCACAGAGACAGACTCTACAACTGGTGACAGTGCCTCAACGAAGGCGTTTTTGAGGTCAGCAATAGCTGCATCAAATTCTTCTTTCGTAATGGACATACCATTTCCTTCCGATAATGATTCACTAACTTCAGTTAGTGTTTTTCTGGAATAGCTTTCAAGCAGGTTTAAAAATTTACCGCCCGCTCCAGCTACGGTTACAACATCGACGCTAGTCAAAGGATCTTCAATAAGCGATTCGATAATTGGGCCCTGACGACCCTCTGCCTCACCATACTCGGCATCACCAAAAGCATGGATAGACAAACCAATGTCTCCAGCCATCTCACGGATAACCGGAGCATAACTAGAGTAAAACTCAATATCAGCATAAAGTGCACCCTCAGAAAAAACTGCGTCAGTAATCAACTTACCAGCAAGTTTCTGCACATCACGCTCAGGTCTAGAATTAAGATCAGGATGATTCATAAAAACCTTAGTACCAGACTTAAAAACCTTTGGGCCAAAGCTAGATAAAAGAGACTCAGAATAATAACCTGAAGAACCCCATCCAGATTGAATTATTTTTACACGCCACTTATTTTTACCCTCACTGGCATTAAAACCAAGTGATTCACTTAAGTTAATCGCCATAAAAACTCCATACTATAGTAAACATTCACTATATGTAATGATACCACATTAATTTTAAATTATGCAGTAGACTGAGCATCCATATCACGTAAAGAATTATCACTATTAGACAACTGACCTACAACACCACTATTACCTTTAGAAGGAACAACAGAACCAGAAGAAGAATCAGAAGAAAAACCATCAACCTTATCCTTAGCCATCGGAGAAATACCACGATGCAAAGGAACAACATCCAACTCATCTAAAACAGCATTACGGAACTCATCCTCCCACAAAGCACCAGCCTCATAAGCCAAAGAAATAGCTTGAATCTGACGGTAAGTAGCCTCAGACTCCATCTTCGGCCACTTAATTCCCACATTACGTGCACCCATAAACTTTAATACACGCTTAAAAAACGCTTCCCAAAGTTTCTGTCTAGCTTGCATCGCCTTAATAGTAGGAACATCCAAAGTCTGTGCAGTACCATAAGCACCAGAAGAACCAGGATCAGACATCAAAGTCACAACAGAAACCTCCAAAGCAGAAGCAACCATAGCAGCCAAAGCACGACCATCACTCAAATCAACACTACTAGCCCTAGGCAAAGAAGACAACTCCATGTCAGCACCCAAAATAGCTGTAGAACCAGCAGACTGAGGAGTAGCAATCGTAGCAGCAGCAGTAGCACCAGCATTCTTAGAACGAGTCTTCAACTGCCAAGCAAACATAGCCAAAGACTTCAAAATACGAGAACCATCCTTCAAATACTCGTTATAAGCATAAGCCCAAGGGTAAGCAGAAAAAGCATCAGCAACACCCCAAACAGTACCAGTCCTACGGTTAACCATAGAAGCAAACATAACCTTAGAAGAATCAACAGGCTCCCCCTTAATTCTCCTAACAAAACTACCATTCGGAACATAAAGATCCGAAGGATACCAAACAGAAACCTGAACAGGAACACCACCACTCTCCTCACTATGACGAGTCCAAGACCTACGATAATAACGCACAAACTCACTATCATCAGGATCAGTCACCCAACCAGTAATCTCACCAAAAGGAATACGTTGCAAACGCTTAGAAGACACATCACCCAAAATAAAAAACTGTCCAGCAGTAAAATGAGAATGCTCATTAATAGCCATAGCCTGAGAACCAAACAAAGCACTCTGTGCATTATCAGACTCAATCAACTCACGAACCCTAGCCGACAAACCATCAAACTCAACACCCTTACCAAAAACATAGCTAGTACGCAAACCCAAACCACGCTTCAACAAAGGATTACCATCCACCTTCTCACACAACTCAGAAGCCAAAGAATGCAAAGACTCCAAACTAAAAGCATTCAAAGAACCCAAATACTCACTCAAAGGAGCCCAACCCCTATCCTCAATAGACAAAATAGTGTCAGCCATACGCTGATAAGACTCCGCAAAACCATCCGAATTATTAGAAAAATCGTCAGAAAAACTCAAAATAAACTCCAAACTAAATAAAAAACATTAAAAACATTCTACCATTTCCAATCAGAATAGAAAGGAAACAAAGAATCCATAGCATTAGCCTCAACCAAAACCCTATCACCAGGCCTAGCAGAACCAAAAGGAGACGACATCAAACGAGACAAATCCAAAGCAGCATACATACAAGCATCCAAACGGTCAGGAGACTTCATACCCCTAGACCTCATATCATCCTTAGACTCAATCTGAATAGAACCCTTAGAAGAAAACTTATATTTAATAGCCATCATCTCATCCAACAACAACTTATCATCCAAATCCAAATCAACCCTACCCATAACCATCCCCTCACGCAAATTATCGTAACCAGCAGCACGCGCATTCAACCAACGCATATTATCAGGAGAAGCAGCAGAACCAACAACACTCACAACAACATACTTACCATCACACATATTAGCCAACATATCAACAACCGGAGCACCCAAACCAGTAGCATCCACACGAACCTCAGACACACCCAAACTCACAGCCAACTCATGAACCCTATTCGCAGACTCCACAGCATTAGCCTTAGACCACGTAGACAAATGACGTAAACGGCCACCCCTATTCGAATACACTACAGAATCATCATCACCAAAACGAGCCAAGTCAACACCCAACACAACAGGAACATTCATATCCTCAACAATATCACAATCAATCGCCCTATCAATAGCCTGCTGACTAAAAAACGTAGTATCATCCTCTTCAGGAAACTCAGCCAAAATCTTAGAACGATACCTAGCCGAATCCTCACCCCACGCCAACCTCTGACGCTCCACCCAAGCAGGCTGAATCAACAAAGGCCTCAAAGCCTCAGGAATAACCTCACCCGTAAAATTCGGTGTATCAAACGCAGAAATTTTTATTTTATGCCAAGTCTCATCCTCACGCATAATCCTATGAAACTCAGTACCCCTACGATCCGGATTACCAATAGCCAAAACCCGAGAATCCGCAGTCGTAGTAACAGCCTCAGCAGCAGTATACAAATCCTGAGGAATACCACCAGCCTCATCCAAAACAACAAAAACAAAACGACGGTGAATACCCTGAAACGCAGAAACAATATCAGTATCAGCAGGACGACGACCAAACCCAATCAAAGTACCATACTCATCCTGCAACTTCCACTCCTCAGACTGATTAATATGCCCAGGCAAACTAAAACCATTAACAGCCGCCAACTTATGATTATCCTTCAACTCCCTAAACAAAACACGCGCAATCTGCGGATAAGTAGGCGCACTACAAATCAAAGCAACCTCATAAGGATCATGCACAGCAATCCACCAAGCACCCAAAATACCAGCCACAGCACTCTTACCAGCACCATTACAAGACACCACAGCAGTATGCGTATTCTCAACCAAACTACACCCAATATCAGCCTGCTTCGACCACATATGCTTACCCAACACATCACTAGCCCAAGCAACAGGATCAGTCAAATACAAACCATTCTTAGAACGACGACGCAAATCACCAATAACACCATCAATAACATTATCAATCACCCTCATCACCCCTAAAACCAACACGCAAAACAGGATACACAACATCCTCAACACTCTCAACCCGAGACTCAACACTCAAAGAACCACCCTCAGGACTCCGCCAACAACTCCGCCTTAGCCCGCAACAAACCCTCACCAACAAGCTCATCCAACTCAGAAACAACAACATCAGGATAACGATCCCGCAACTCCCTCTTAGCAAAATCCAAAGCAGCATCCATAGCCCGCAACATCACACCCTGCTGATACTCAGACAAACGCAAAACATCAGCATCCAAAGAAACCCTCTGAGCCTCCAAACGACGACCCAACTCCTGCAAAGTCTTCAACAACAAACTCGCAGACTCCAAATCCTTAAAATCAACAGCATTCTGCATCAAAGAATCCTTCAACACATTCAACTCATGCACCAACAACTGCCTCTGCTCAACCTCACTCCACACATCACGACGAGCCAACAAATTCTTCACATGCACAACAGCCTGAGCAGCAGGAACACCAGTCAAACGCTCAATCTCCTCACCACTCTTACCAGAAGCAGCAGCACGAAGCAAAGCCTCATCCAACAAAGAAACCTCAGTCCTCCGCACCAAACACCTCATCCAACCTCAACTGCAAAGCCTTAACCTCATTAAAAACAATAAAAATCATCTCAGCCAAATCCTGATTAGAAACATCCTCAACAACAGACTCAACATCATCATCACCATCAGCAATACCACGCGACAAAAAAACCACCACCCTCAAAAAATTTTTTACAAACCATCATTCAACAAACCAAACTCAACCTTAAAAGAATCAACAGCAACCCTCAACACATCCCACAACTCCCAACCAACCCCAACCTCAAAAAACACCACAACACCATCACACACACCACGAAACACAGAAACCTCAGGACCATCATCAAACAAAAACAACTCAATCCGACGACACCCAAAACCAGGCAAACTAAACAAAACATCCATACACACATACTACCACACAAAAAACCAAAAACACCCAAAAACCAAAAAACGTGCACACGTAGGGAGAAGAAACCAAAGGGTAGGGTTCCAGGCGAATAAATTGAAGGATTTGAGGGGGAGGGCTTTTTCTGGGATATGCACCCCTTTAGGGGTGTATGAGCAGAAAAATTATGGGCGCAAAAAAAATGCCCCCTTAGCCTTTTGACTAAGGGGGGTCTAGGGGGTCTCCCCCTTGCGGGGGTGGAGGGGGCAGGGCCCCCCCCCGGGATTATAAGGGCGGAGCCCTTATGAGCCGACGGCAGGAGGCTCTTGATACCACCACCGGACTGGCACGCCTGCTTGAACGGCGAGCCGACAGCAACCTGCTGTACCACGGGACTGCCAGCCCCGGATGAAGAAGGCGGCACAGATTTCTACGCCGGAGTTCACCATAGCCGCATTACGGCGGGGACCGGCTGACTTGCCGAACTTGGCCCACTCTGCCGGATGCGGCTCGATGGTGACTCCGGGGATTGTCGCGGCTGCTAAACGGGCTACAAGCAAGTCGGCTCCGCGACAAGCCCCGTGGACGATGACGATTGGGCGACCTGCCGCGTATTCGACTACGGCTTGGAGGGCGGTGAGCACTACTGACTCATCCGTCAAGTCACGCGACCCTGTAACGAGGACGCGAAGTGGAACGTTGGACATAACAGACCTTTCGGGCACTGATAGGAGTATTTCCCCTATCGCGGGGATAGGGGAAATACTCGATTCTACTTTTTTACCAGTCGAGGTTGTCGTCTGGTGTTTGGTTTGTTGTTTCTTTGTTCAGCCATCTGTCAACGAAGTTGAACGATGCGATGATGGCTATGATTGAGCCGATTCCGCTTGTGACTGCGAGTAGCATAAACACTGCGTAGCCTTCGTGGTTGGCTATGTTGTACATGCTGTAGCGGACTAGTATGTCTATTGCGGCCTGGTAGGCTAGCAGGCAGATGACTGCTAGGGATAGGCTGAGTAGTGCTTTGGTTCCGTTCACGGTTACTCTCTTTCTTTTTGGTGTGAACATGGGGGGTCTAGGGGGGCCGAAGCCCCCCTAGCGGGGTTATAGGGGCGGAGCCCCTATGCGAACTAGAAGTCTAGTTCGCTTGAAGCGTCAGCCGGTTTTGCTGGCGCTTTGGACAACTTGTTGTCCATGTGATGCGTCATCAAGGGTTAGCAAGGTGGTGATGTAGCGGTTTGCCTGCTTTGGTCCGTCAATACGGACACCAAGCCATAGTTTGGTGCTGTTGTCTGGCATGTCCACTAGTTTGGCGCCTTCGATGTATCCGACATACTTTCCGACTGGAATTAGAGTTAGCTCTGACTCCACTTCTGGCATGTTGAATGGGATTCTGTCTTGCGACATTGTATCTCCTTTGTTAGGTAGGGGGGAATTTCCCCTAGCGTAGTCTAGGGGGAAATTTCCCGTTGTTGTTGTTCACTGCTTGCTTGACCACGGATCGGTCAAAAGGGGGGTTGTAGGGGGGTGTCAACCCCCCTACTGCGACCTTTCAAGTAACGCTACAACAACACCACCATGGCAAGCCTTCAGTCAAAAGGCTACCACTCTGGGTAGGGGAGGAAGGGGGGTTCGGGGGGAGGGCGGCGACCGAAGCGAAGCGAAGGGAGTAGGGGCTCCCCCCGATACCAAAACGCAGTTTTGGTGCAACGCAGTTTACATTCCCCCACACCCCCTATGTACACTGCGTCGCAACCAAAAATATGGGCGGCTTTTCTATCCCTGAATAGACAAATCGCGTTCCACAAGATCCCACAAATCATTTTGCACTTCACGAATACGATTATTGATAAACCACTCCAAATGATATTTTTCATCATCATGAAGACCACGCACATTATTACGCACATCAACCGCAATATTCTCATAAGAAACCAAAAGCGTTTGAACTTTCAATCTCTCATTATACACTTCCCAAACACTATCCACTTTACTTACATCAGATAATCGTGTTTTTTTGAAAAAGCGCATGTTACCCCAAAAACTTTTTGAAACTTCTGCGCGCCTGCTGCTTGTTGTACTCTATATGTTGCCATTTCTTTCTCCTTGTTTGATTGTTAGGTGAGCCTTTTTTCAACTTGCTCAGGTTGCCATGTACCACCAAGGTTTATGTTAGTCCCATTGGTCTGCTTGTGACCACATGTTTGAGTCACGGTCTTTGAATAACCATGATTGTTCGTATCTGAATTGCTCGAAGATGTCCCATAGGTCATCTTCGTTGCCTACATATTCGTCTGTTGTTTTGCTGTAGTATATGTAGTCTGATATTGATGATTCCCAGAATGACCTGAAATATTTTTTGAATTTCTCAAAACTGTCTATTTCGAAGTCTTGTGGGTCTACACCATAGAACATGTCTGGGTCACCTGTGATGTCTGCGTCGATTTCTGGTTCTAGGTCGCCGTAGGTTTCACTGTATACCCATTTTGTGCCGTCCCATGATGTTTCGGCTTTGGTGTTTGGTGGGTATTTCCCTGACCATTCTGTGTTTTGGTCCCACAGGTTGTCTGTGAATGCGGGGTCGTTGTATTGCCATCCTAGGCTTGCGCTACGCAGATTGTTTTTGTCTTTCCAGCTGTATGAAATGATTTCTTCGTATTCTTTGCGTAGTGGTGCAATGTTTTCCCAGGATGTGATGATGCCTTGCTGTACTGTGATTAGTATGCGTTCTGGCACATCGAGTAGCCAATCTACTTCTAAGCCTACTTTTTTTATTGCGTCGAGTAGGATTGATTGTGTTGATGCGAATATGAATTCACCGGTTTTGGTTTGACATATTGTTAGTGGTGATGATTCTATTCTGGCTACTTGTAGCATTCCGGCATTGTTGTCATCTAGCCATGCGATTGCTGCGTCGCCGTCTAGTTTGTCTAATGCTTTGTTGCCTTGTTGTTCTAGTAGTCCACTGATTACTGATGTGTCTACTTCTGGCAGGTTGCCGTCAATCTCTGGTCTGATTAGGTCGTGATTCCAGATTACACCGTTGTGTACTAATGCAATTTGTTTTTTTGGTGATACGACTGGATGATTGTTGGCGTTGATGCGTTGACTGCCGTGTGTTGCGAGTCTTGTATGCAGGATTGCATTTTGTACTCGTTTTGGCATGCCACGTAGTTTTAGTTGCGATCCTTTTACGTCTTGTTTGTACATGCCTGTTTGTCTACCTATTGCCCATGCGAAGCCTGCGGCTTGGTTGCCACGTACTTCTAGTTTGCACAGTAGTTGTTTAGATAGTTTGCGTGCGTTTACTTTTGATGTTGCTGGTAGGCTGAAGCCTGCGATTCCACACATATGTTTTTCTCCTTGTTTGTTGTGTGTTGGTTGGGGTGGTAAATCTGGTGATAAACAGTGATTTACGAAAGGATAGATTTACCACCCCAAGTTTTTATTTGATTAGCTCTGCTAATAGTATGAACAGTGCTATTGTTACCGCTATGGCTGATGCTATTGCGGTTTCTATGTCAATGTTTTTACCATTTATCATTGCTCCTTATCTGGGTTGTACCTAACATACACGGTCCATAGTCTTTTGTCTGGGTGTGTTGTTGCTAGGTTGTTTCCGCCTGTTGATTTGACTTCTATGCCTTTGAAGGCTTTTTTGAGTCGTAATACTTGGGCGGAGTGTTTGAACTGTACTGGTAGCTTTGCCCATCGCATTGGGTTTGCATATAGTTGTTCGATTACTGGTGTAGCGTCGTAGTGCACTGGTTTGCCACGGCTGATTTTGTTGACTTCTGTGTCGTCAACCCATTCAATGTTTGTTTTACTCATCGTATGTTGCTATCCTGTTCCGTGACTGGTTGTATCTAGACCCGACTGGATTGTCTAATGCTTGACTTCCCCATTCGTTTTCTAGTGTGTAACTATATTTTTCATATAGTTTTACCATTCCGTCAATATCTTTGATATTGAAGAATTCGTGTACTTTAGCTCCACGTTTAGCTGATTCTACTAGTCCGCGAGCCATCCATGCCATCAATGTGATTCGATTGTAGTCGAAGTTGCAGTTCATTTGACGGAACTCTAATGTACCACGCTCCGTGTTTATGTGTTGCGTGTTGACTGCATTGAATTTTCCGACATGTTTTAGTACTTTGTTGCGTATGGTGTATGCTACATAATCTGCTGGAATTATGTTTGCATATGTCTGGCATCTGCTATCTGTATTTACATCTCTGCCTGCGATTACATCCCACACTTTTTGTGTTATAGCATAGCCACCTAATACGACACCGACTTGTTCTGCATTTAAATCTTTAGCATACACGTGAATATGTGTTCCTGCTGTAGGATTTTTTTCTGTGTCGCCGATTTGGTTTAGCAGATTCTTTAGTCCTGGGTGTTGCATTCTTTGTACGCCACCTGTTGTTCTGAATTCTGCACCTTCTGAACCTGACATACAATAGTCGCCACCACAGTGTCCTGGGTCGTCATTGTAGTTTTCACAGTTTTCGCAAGTGCAGTCGTGATAAGTGCAGTCGCTACAGTCACATTCACAGTCACTGCTGTCACGGTGTTCCCATGATTCTACTGAACCATCATAGCCACGGTCTACACCTGCTGGTGTTACTACGTCGTCACCTGGTGCTGGTGCTTCTACTTCCCATCCCCATGTTCTTACAGTGATTCCGTT